CAATCTCACTGATGTGAATTATGAAAGACCAGATGGATACGCACAAGATGGTAGAAATTTTTTACTAACATTTAAAGTTAAATACTAATATAAATATAGTAAAAGGAAATAAGAATGCCATACCGCAATAGTGATAAAAGGTTTGAAAAATATCAGAACATAGCATTTATGCCATTAGACATTCCATATGAAAGTATGGACTTGGAACGATTACAAGTGTTCTCTGACAGGAACTACATATGGCCACCTGATGTACACACAAATCTTTATGGTGATAAAAAAAACAAACACGGTGAGTATGTTGAAAAACATCCTCATATGATTTGGCGTATAGTTTGTTTGCGTGGACAAGGTTTTGAAAAGACTGAAGATTGGATTGATGCGGCAAAGGTAAGAACGTCTTGGTCGAATAGACTAGAACGCACACAACAAGTCAAAAACAATCCAAATTTACCAGAAGAGCTACAAGGTATAATAAAATTAATTGAACAACTGCCTATTGAATGCAACCACGCAGAACTTGTACAGCAAAGGAAAGATGTTCCATTACACAATGACGCCGCGGTAGATCTAGATTCAAGCAAACTATCTCCATATGAACCATCAGGTTTTAGATTGCTATTGAATGATGTACGTACACCAAGTTTTTATTTCTGTAAAGAACATAAACCATCTGAGAACAATCCATTGTTATATGTTGATGTACCAATGGACACTAATGCATTTGTGATCAATGAATTGGTATACCCACACGGTGCTAAAAAAATAGACGAATTAAAGTGGGTAGTGACAGCAACAGGTCCAATAGATCCTGAAAAACACTTACAATTATTAGAAAATAGCTATAACAAATACAATGATAAAATAATTCAATTTACCGAATAAAAACACTTGACTTTATCATAAAAGCTAAATATAATGTGTATATAATGTTTAAACATTTTATACATTATGGCAAAACAACACAGGCTAATATAGGCAAACATAGGCTTAATAAAAGGAGGCAAATTATATGGCATCATTAGCAGATATCCGTGCGAAACTGGCGGCACAAGAAAATAAAAGCTCAAACAGAGCATCAGTTTCAGATAACGCAATCTTCCCATTTTGGAATATACCTGAAGGCACAACTTCAACAATGAGGTTCTTACCTGACGGCGATACATCAAACACATTCTTTTGGCAAGAAAGAGCAATGATCAAATTACCATTTCCAGGTATTAAAGGAGCGGCAGATACAAAGCCAACTCTAGTACAAGTACCTTGTATGGAAATGTTCAACGAACCTTGTCCGGTACTTGCAGAAGTAAGAACTTGGTTTAAAGATCCTGCACTAGAAGATATGGGTAGAAAATATTGGAAAAAAAGAAGTTACATTTTCCAAGGTTTTGTAGTTAACTCAACACTAGATGAAGAAACTACACCAGAGAATCCTATTCGTAGGTTTGTAATCAATCCATCAATTTATCAAATTATCAGATCAGCATTAATGAATCCTGATATGGAAGATCTTCCAACTGACACTACAAATGGTAGAGACTTTAAATTGACTAAAACACAAAAAGGTGGCTATGCTGATTATTCAACATCCACTTGGTCATTCAAAGCAAGATCATTAAGTGAAGCAGAACAAGGTGCAATAACGCAATATGGTTTACATAATTTAAGTGACTATATGCCTAAGAAACCATCTCAAGAAGAACTAAATGTAATTCAAGAGATGTTCAAAGCATCAGTTGATGGTGAATTGTATGATCCAGAAAGATTTGGACAGTATTATAAACCAGCTGGATTAAACACAGGATCTAAAGCTACAACTACTTCAGTGCCAGTAAGTGCACCTGTACAAGCAACGGCAACAACACAGCCAGCACCTGTACAAACAGAAGCAGTAGTACAACCAGCACCTGTGCAGGCTGAAGTTAAAGTTGCAGAAACAGTTACAGCATCAGTAAGTGAAGCTCCTGCTACAGCAACAGCAACAGCACCAGCACCAGCGACAGCTACAACAAGTCAAAGTAAAGTATCAGCAGATGATATTTTATCAATGATTAGAAGTAGACAAGCTAACAAATAATTTATATAATATGTGCTGTGGGGTAACCCACAGCCATATTAACGAATAGGAGAAATTATGGTAAGACCGTTTGACGTTAGCAAATTTAGATCAGGGCTAACAAAAAGTATACAAGGTATATCTACAGGATTTGAATCAGATCCAGACACGTGGATATCAACAGGAAATTATACATTAAACTATTTGATCAGTGGTGACTTTAACAAAGGCGTACCACTAGGAAGAGTTACAATGTTTGCTGGAGAATCAGGTTCAGGTAAGAGTTTGATCGCTTCAGGTAACTTAATCAAGAATGCACAAGATCAAGGTATATTCTGTGTAGCAATAGATAGTGAAAATGCATTACACGAAGATTGGTTACAAGCACTAGGTGTAGATACATCAACTGAAAAGATGTTAAGAATCAATTGTTCAATGGTAGATGATGTTGCTAAAATTATTAGTGACTTCGTTATAAACTATAAAAAAGACTATGAAGGTAAAGACGACAAACCTAAAATATTGTTTATTATTGATAGTTTAGGTATGCTATTGACACCAACTGATAGAGACCAATTCCAAAAAGGTGAGATGAAAGGTGACTTAGGTAGAAAAGCCAAATCACTAACAGCACTTATTAGAAATACTGTAAACTTAATTGGTAGTGAAGGTATTGGATTAGTAGCAACAAACCACACATACGCATCACAAGATATGTTTGACCCAGATGATAAAGTATCAGGCGGACAAGGATTTATGTATGCAAGTTCTGTAGTAGTTGCTATGAGAAAACTAAAACTTAAAGAAGATGAAGATGGCAATAAGATAACAGACGTTATGGGTATACGATCGGCCTGTAAAGTAATGAAGTCAAGATTTAACAAACCTTTCGAAGCAGTACAAGTAAAAATTCCATATGAAAAAGGAATGGATCCGTATTCAGGGTTGGTTGAATTGTTTGAGAAAAAAGAATTACTTGTCAAACAAGGTAATAGATTAAAATATGTTGATAGATTCGGAAAAGAGCATTTGCACTACCGGAAACAATGGACTGGTGAACACCTGGATTTAGTTATGGCTGAGTTCCAAGAAAGCTTAGGTTCGGTAAACATAAATAAAACCAAACTAGAAACCATAGGAGCAAATGATGATGAATCACTCGGAGATAGCGATGCTACTTGAAGCTTGGAACAAAGTGGTAGAATACATTCCTCAAAAAGATAGATTGGAAGCCGCGAAAGCCTACGTAACATTATTAGATGAGTACGGCATCGAAGAACAAGATCTAGAAGAGTTCAAAGGAAGTGACGACTATTTAGAAACAGCAATATCAGACCATTACGAAGAATTAGAAGAGTATGACGATAATGATGATGATAATGAAGGTTCTGCGTACAATGAAGAGGACTATTAATGTCAGCTAAATGGTACGGACAGGTAACATCTAACCTTGGTAAGATACCTGATTGTATAGAACACTTTGAATACCAACTTGATGAAGCAAGAATTGAATGCGGGTTAACCGGAAACATTGAAAAGAATGCTTCTAAAGTACCAGGTATAGTTGAACATAGATTTAATCAATTACAAGAGATTGAAGCAATACTTGAATTTCTTAATATACAACTAAGAAAAATCAGAAGTAAACATTATAAAAAGTTTTTAGAAAATTATCAAAGAGCTTTAACATCAAATGATGTAAGGAACTATATTGACGGAGAAGATGATGTCGTTGATATGGCTAATTTAGTTAATGAATTTGCCTTGTTAAGAAATAAATTCTTAGGTTTGCTTAAAGCCATTGATGCCAAACAATTCCAGATTAATAACATCGTAAAATTAAGGGTAGCTGGGCTAGATGATGCAGAATTATTTGCAAAAAAATAGTCTTAGTTGTATAATAAGAAATGAATAAAACACTACTACACATTAAGGACGAAGTAAATGTCAAGTTTGAAAACTTGGATGTGTCTACACGTAGGAAAATTTCTGACAAATTAAAGTACTTCGTACCATACGCATATCATTTACCTGCTTACAAATTAGGTAGATGGGATGGAAACATACGTTTTTGTGACATTGGTGGAAGAACATATTTAAATTTGATTGATAAAATACTACCTATTATTGAAGATCAAGATTACACTATTGAGATTAAAGATGATAGGAAAGATTATGATTTAAAATTTGAATCAATTGATGAAGGTTATCTATCTGATATTAATTGGCCAAAGAACCATCCGGCCGCAGGAACGCCAATTGTATTGAGAGATTATCAAGTAAAAGTTATCAATGAGTTTATCAGCAATCCACAAAGTTTACAAGAAATAGCCACAGGTGCAGGTAAAACAATTATCACAGCGGCCTTATCTAAGATGTGTGAAAAGTATGGTAGAACTATTGTTATAGTACCTAATAAAAGTTTAGTAGGACAAACAGAACAAGATTATATTACTTGTGGCCTAGATGTTGGTGTATATTTTGGTGATAGGAAAGAGCTTGGTCATCAGCACACAATTTGTACTTGGCAAAGTTTAAATATTTTACATAAAAAAAGTAAAAAACAAGAAGCACCTTTTCCTATAGAAGAGTTTATAAAAGATGTAGTATGCATAATGGTAGATGAAGTACATATGGCAAAAGCAGATGTACTAAAAACATTATTAACAGGACCATTTGCACACGTACCAATGAGATGGGGACTAACTGGAACGATACCAAAAGAAGATTATGAAAAAGTAAGCTTGATAGCATCACTGGGCAAAGTGATAGGACAGTTGTCAGCAAGTGAACTACAAGAAAAAGGAGTACTAGCACAATGTCACGTTAACATCATACAAACCCAAGACTTTCAAACTTTTAGATCTTATCCAGAAGAGCTTACGTATCTTACAAGTTTCAAACCAAGAATGGTTTTTATGGCTAAATTGGTTGAAGAAATTAGAGCAGGTGGTAACACATTAATACTGGTTGATAGAATCAAAACTGGCGAAGCACTAAAAGAAGAAATACCTGGATCAGTTTTTATACAGGGTAAAACTAAACTAGAAGATAGAGAAGAAGAATATTCAGAAGTGGCTACAGAAAAATATAAAGTTATTATTGCAACATATGGAGTAGCGGCAGTAGGTATTAATTTACCAAGGATATTTAATTTGGTATTAGTGGAACCTGGAAAGAGTTTTGTAAGGGTTATTCAAAGTATTGGAAGAGGAATTAGAAAAGCAGAAGATAAAGATTATGTACAAATTTGGGATATAACGTCTAGTTGCAAATACTCAAAAAGACACTTAACGGCAAGAAAAAAGTTTTACAAAGACGCCAAATACCCGTATACTGTAAGCAAGGTAGGAATATAATGAAAATATTAACAACAGAAAATACATCATACAATTTAGACAAAGTTCCAGAAACAGCAGATGAAGTACAATATTGTGTGCTTGATACTAATAATCCAAAGAACATAGATTTCTTTTTTGTTCCATTGATTTTTATGGAAACATTCAATGCTCCAAGTATGATAATGGAAGTAGGAAAGAATACAGTTCAAATGCCAGTTGATTGGAGCGTCTTGATTGTTGAACGAGAATTAGGAATATGTGAAATGGTTCCATTGACAAGTTTAAATGACAGGGGTTTTGAAGTTTTAACAATTAATCCACTTACTCATAAGATGATACAATCCAAAGAAGTAAAAATTATAAACGTGTTCCAGGAAGTTAAATGGTATTTTCCAAAACTAAAACACGGACATATAATTGCTGTGCCATTAAGTGATAAGCCAAATTCACCTTGTGTGTTTTTTGCAAAAGATACAAATCAAATACCAGATCAATTTGATGCAGGAAATTTACTATAATGACGAAACCAAGTATTAATCTAAATCAAATGTTATATAGTATAGACATTGGTGCAAAGGACTGGTACGAGAATTTAGATAGTGAAATTAAAAAAACGTTTTCACCATACGTAGCTATGCGTTTCGCTAGTAGTATAAAAGCTAGTAAAATATTACAAGAAACATATATTCAAAACGTCAATGAATTTTGTAATAAAGACTTTTCAGTATTACAGAAGCACGAAACAGATAGTTTAATGTTCTGGAAGTTGCTTTGTTTATGTGGTGTAGGTAAAAAAATGTTTCATCCTTGGATCAAAGCACCAAAAGGTAATAAAAGTAAAAAAACTAAAAAAGTAGAATTTCTACAATCACTATACCCAACTTACAAAAGTGATGAAATAGCTTTACTATCAAACATATTAGATAAAAATGATATTAAACAATTGGCTCGTGATGCCGGACTAGAAGATAAAGAAATTAAGTTATTAAAATGAAAGAACATCTAATGGTACAACAACAGGTCAAAAGTAAATGGCAACATATG